GTGATGATACCAGTCATGGTACTATACCCGGATACGGTTTAACTTTACGGAATCAAGTTAGCATTACAGTATTAGACGCTAATTCACTTTCTTGTGAATTGTCTATGCAGCGATTAGTTCCGGGAAGTGAATTTGATCCTCCTTTAGCAGAAAACCAATGGGTAACTTGTCAAGCTGCTAGTGGTGTAGCTTATAGGCTACTAGCTCCTGATGTCGATATTAACACTAGATACCTTAGTTGGTTGTTTACAACAGATCGTATTCCTTTCAGCATGGAAGGACAATGCTCTACAGATGTAAAATCTATTGTTATGACTGTTAGTTTAACTCCTTGGTTATTTGCTTGTGGTAAAGATCAAGTAGGAGAACATGGAGAAGGGTGTGGATTACCCTTTGGTAAATACACACATGGGTGTGCTACAGTCTCTATGAGACCTACTGACATAGGAAACTATGATCCTAGATTTCAGGGACCCGGTTGGGGTGCGCTGGGTTATAACGCATCTAATTGTGGTACAGAATCAGGACCTCCCTGTGGATGTGGTGTAGGAAGATTACCTGAAGTTATTAACCCTACTCCCAGCGATCCTACTACAAACTTACTTGAGATAGGTTGTCCGGGAGAAGTAGATGATGCCTATCAGAACTATCAATTGAATTTTGCAGGTGGGTATGAAGTCCTTATCAAAACGATTGACAGGGGTTCTTTTTGTGTAGCGGTGCGATTAAGAGATATTCCCGGTAGACCATGGATTATTGCAGGTACAGATGATTCTACTTATGATGAAGTTGTTACTGATACACACTGGTATGCTAGAATCACAGTACCTTCTATTGCAGGTAAACCTGAAATCAATCTGTACGCTCTTCGATTTCCTAATCCTGTAATCAATGATTGTATTCATGATCTGGATCCTTTGCCACCTGTATGGCCTCCCCCTCCGGGAGATGGTAATGTAATAGATTTAGGTCCTGTAGGAGATCCTCCAGAGTCAGCTTTATTGCGTTATAGTGACGATAGATTTTCTTACATTCTATGGGATACTACTGTTTCTCCTGTATTAGCAGTACCCCCAATAACAACACAAGTTCCTTCGTTTCCACAAACTGTACGAACTGTGTCTAATGAAACAAAAGCCAAGATGGCTGAGATTCAAAAACGATTTGAAAAACGCTGTATCTATTTAGGTGCAGAAAAGAAAAACACAGGGTGCTGTGGGTCATCTAATCTTTACCATTGCGGTAAGTATACTGAATGTAGACGCTTCGGTAAATCCCGTAATGGTGAACCTGTGTGTAGTAGTTGTGAGGATTATAAGGAGATGACTGATGCCATCTAAAAGACCAGATGAACTTATTGCGGGTACAGCTGCACCTACAGACTGGTTAATGTTTACCCCTACAGGTGGACCTACTTACAAGTGTACTGTAGCGTCTATTGCTGGTGGAGTGACTAGCGTTAATGGTTACACTGGTGCTGTTACTATCAGCGCAGGTACAGGCATAGGTGTGTCTGGCTCTTCTGGAACCGTTACTGTCAGCAATAGTGGTGTTACCAGTTTGAATTCACTTACAGGTGGACTCAACATTGTCGCTGGCTCAAACATCACGGTCACACCTTCAGGCTCTAACATTACCATTGATGCTTCTGGTGGAAGTTATGCTCCTACACTAAACGCTCAAACTGGAACTAGCTATACCCTTGCGCTGACTGATGCCAACAATAGGGTATCACTAAGTAATACCTCCCCTATTACTGTGACTATTCCTTTGAATACTTCTGTAAATTTTCCTATTGGAACTGGTATAGATCTTATTCAAACTAACTCAGGTCAAGTTACTGTAGTAGGTGCATCTGGTGTAACTTTAGCAAGTGCTGTTGGACCTAAGATCCGTGCAACATTTGCTGGGTGTAGTATTATTAAAACTGGTCCTAATACATGGGTAATGGTTGGAGATATTGCATCGTGAACATAGGTTTGTGGGTTCCTCATAATAGTGCAGTGTGTCGTGGACAATTTTATACACCCAGTACACTGACAAGAATGCACTATAGTTTTACGCAACAAGGAGATATACCTGATCCTCCGGGACCCCCTTGCTTTAGTGTATTCTACATAGGTAATGACGCTTTAGGTTCTCCTCCTAATAACACTGCACAGTATCAGGGCAACTTTGATCCAGCATTCGCTGGTCTTAAACTATATCTAACGCTATATACAGGAGCAACTTCTCCATTTTATCCTACAGTCCAAGTAAATGGAACGACTTATCTTACTGGTAGTGGAACAGCCGTAGTTTCACTTCCATTTACAACCTGCAATTTAAATTTTTCTATCACTGGAATTGGGTTTGGAAGCTTACCTTCAGACACAATGCAACTTACAGGCTACATTGCAGTGTAGTGTTGTAATATAAATCAGTAGTAGTATAATAGAACCTACGCAGAGGGAACAGAAATGGCATACATTGTCGCTGACAGAGTAAAAGAAACAACTACTGTAACTGGAACAGGGCCTGCTACCCTTGCAGGGGCTGCCTCTGGTTATAGGTCATTTGCTTCCCAGCTATCCATCGGCGACACTTGTGCCTATGTAATCGTTAATTCCAATGGATCTGAATGGGAAACAGGCATTGGTACTTACTCAGCGGTTAATACGCTGACTAGGACCACTGTACAAGCATCCACTAATGCTAATGCTGCTGTAGTGTTTACTGCTGGTGTCAAAGATGTTTTCATGGGGCCTATCGCTTCAGCGGTATTGGATCGCAATGCCTCTGTATATGAACTTGGATCTGCTAAATCAGATGATACTTATGTTGTCATTACGCCACCACTTCCAGAAAATCCTACTAGAGAAGGAGCAAGCTTATATATAGAAGCTGGATCGAGTAATAATCTTGAAGGTATTGATGCTATTAACGGAGGAGACTTAGTTTTATCTGGAGGTTATCCAACTGGATTCATAGTTTCAGATTATAATGCGGGAAAGGTAATCATCGAAGGTAGGGGAGGAAATCTTCTACAGTGGCAATATGGCAACGACAATGTAAGAGGCTACATTGACTATAATGGATCCTTTTCATTAAACCCTTATGCCACCAGTGCAGGCAGTACAAACGAGATTCGATTCGTAGAACTGGCCTCTAATGGCACCAATTATGTAGGATTCAAAGCACCTGACTCAATCGCCAGCAACCGCATTTGGACGCTGCCTAATGCTGATGGTACGGTAGGAAATACTCTTACCACAGATGGTGCTGGTAATCTGTCATGGGGTGTTGCTGGTGCAACTCAGAATGTCGTCGTACAGGTCAGAAACGATACAGGGGCTACGCTGACTAAAGGGACTGTTGTTTACATCAATAACGCAATTGGGCAGCTTCCTACTGTCGCCAAAGCTCTCGCTACATCTGACAATACATCTGCTCAAACTCTTGGGATGATCTCTGCGGATTTGGCTGATAATTCAAATGGACTTGTGACGATCATTGGTTTGATTACAGGGATCAATACACAAGCCTATGAGGATGGAGATCAACTTTACCTCAGCGATTCAGTAGCTGGAACATTTACAAATGTAAAGCCACTGGCTCCTTCTCATCTAGTGTATGTGGGCATTGTTGAATACAAAAATCCAAGCAATGGTAAGATATTCGTTAAGGTTCAGAATGGTTACGAACTAGACGAACTGCATGATGTTTCCGCTCAGTCACCCAGCAATGGGCAAACCATTGTTTACAATTCTGCCAATCAATTGTGGGAAAAGAACTATCCTTCGCTGACCAATGCACTATCCTCTGTCCCTGTAGTTTCTGGTGCAGGTAATAACCTCACCTTTACTGCTGGATCTGGCGTGACGAGTGGTGCTGGTGGTTCGTTAATTCTTCAGGCTGGTAGACAGGCTACGACAGGTGGCGATGGAAAGGTTGTGGTTAAGCAGGTTGCTGGGCAGACAAGTAATTTGCAGGAGTGGCAGGATAGTACTGCGGGAATAAAAGCATTTGTCGATTCAAGTGGAAACATTGGTACTGGGTTAAATGCAAATCTTAATCGGCTGTACATAGGGCCAACACCAGAAACATATTTAACTGGAGGATCACAATCTGTTGGAATTAAAAACAACAATAATGGACAACTGGCATTATATAGCGGAAGCGTAGAAAACATTAGATATTACACAGATCAAACATGGGTTAGAAGCAATCATAGCATAGTTTGGTCGTCTAGTTTTAATGGTGCAACAGTAGTATGCTCATTGTTGTCAGAAGCAACAAATACATTAGCCCAACGCAACGGCACCAACGCACAGACCTTCCGGGTATACAACACCTACACGGATGCGAGTAACTATGAACGATTAGGGATTACATGGGCAAGTAACATCTGCACGATTGGTTTAGCGCAGGCTGGAACAGGATTGGTCAGGTCTCTAGTAATTGCTGGAGCAAACGCCACATCTGGTGCTGGTGGTAATGTAACCATCACGGCTGGTAATGGCTCTGGTGTAGGTGCTGGTGGAAACATTATTCTTCAACCGGGAGCGCAGGGAAGTAGTGGTGGGAATGGAACTATAATTCTTAAAAATGTTGATGGGGTAGAGTTTGGAAGGTTCTACAAAGTAAGTGGTGGTGGTTTTGGTATAACTGCGACAGGGAATAGATTTGATTTCCCGGCAAACACTGTAGCATATGGACTTGGTGTTTCAGGAGGTGGTTTCTGTAGAATATCTGCAAACTCTACAGAAGTTGAAATGAATGCTGGAAGCTGGCAAGGTAACACTAGAAGCATCGCATTACCTTCTGGCAGAGGTATAGGATGGAGTAATTCTTCTACGCTATCCACATATGATTTGGGAATGGAAAGAGCTACTTTAGGTGTGCTTGCAATTACCACAAATTCAAGCACAACCGTTGGGTCTTCTTCTGGCGGCTCCCTATCCTTCCCTTCATCAACCACAGCCTTCTCTGCCAATACGAATGATCTTACCCTTACTGCTTCAGCTTTTCAGCGCATCAATTGCACATCAGCAGCTAGTCTTACAGGCATTGCACCTCCATCTGGTGGAACCCATGTCGATGGACGCATGGTTAGAGTTTACAATGTTGGTACAGCGAACTTAACGCTGGCCCACAACAGCGCATCATCCACAGCAGCGAATAGGATGTTTAGCTCAACAGGTGCCGACATCATTCTGGCACCTAATGACTACGCTGAATTGATTTATGATGCCACTAGCAATGGTTCAGGCGCAGCCGGATGGAGGGTATCCTAATGGCTGGTCTCAATAGGGCATACAAACGGCGACCTAATGCAGTAGCTCTCAATAGGGCTCCTGATATGTGTCTGGATGCTGGGAGCAGAATCAGTTATCCCGGTACAGGAACTACTTGGACAGACATAAGTGGTAATGGAAGAAATGGTATTTTGTATTATAATACAACATTTAATTCAAATAATAATGGCCAATTTATATTAGATGGTACTGGAGATTATATTGAAATTACAAATTGCGGTGAATTTAAATGGCAAAACATAAATCAAATTTCTTTTGATGTTGTGTTTAAAACGACTGGAAGCGCACAAAGTAGACAGTATATATTTGAAAGCAGAACATCTAATGGAACTCCAACATATTGTTGGTATTTAATAATCGTAGATTATAATACAAATTTTATATTTTCTATTGGAAGAAATACATCTGGAAATTATACAGATTGGACGCATACTCCTTCACAACTTACAAATAAAATATGGCATATTTGTTCTACTATTGATAAAACAGCAACTACAAATAATCATAATACATATGTAAATGGAAGCATTATTGCTACTAGAAGTTTTAATTTTAATACTGGTGATCAAGGAAGCGATACTGGAGGAACTTCACTATTTCTTGGAAATTATTTTGGAAGCATAGGAATATCTGATACCCAATACCATTTGAATGGTTCTATTTATTCATCTAGAGTTTGGAAAAATAAAGTGCTTACTGCTGCGGAAGTAGCCACCAATTTTGAATTGCTTCGTGGACGATACGGTATTTAACAAAGGAGATTCCAATGGCTGATACGATTCCAGAACCTGTGTTTCCTGAGATTCCAGCGACAGATCCTACGGTAGTTCCTCCTGTTGAGGGTGCTACCTACGACCAATGGTTTCTGACCGGAACTAACATTGCTCGTCGTGATGGTGATGTGTACGATCTGGAATCCTTCTGGGTCAAAGGCAATGCAACAGCATTGTCCAACATTGCCACAAACAATGTGGTTCGCAATATCACTAATCTTGCTTCTTTGTCGGAGCAATTAGGAGCAGATTGGTTGAACGAAAACCCTGATGTCATTGCAATCATGCCACAGTTCTTGGCTGTGCTTGCAAAGATTGCGCTTAAGCAGGGAGTGCTGTAAGAAATGTACGGTAGCGTTCCTTACGCTAGTACACCATACGCTGCAATGGGTGGCTCTCAGCTACTTGTTGCAGCGTGTATCCATGTAGACTTACAGTTACTATACTCCTGTAAAGTTGGAGTATCGTTAGTTTATTTATGCACTGCATCCAGTTCTGTATGCCCCTGTGAATCAACCAGCGGAGTTTGCTAATGGCTCAATATGACACAGGTGATGTAGTACGATGCTCCGTCACTTTTAAGGATCTTGCAGGTACAACTGTGGATCCATCAACAGTTGTTCTGGAACTTAGACTTCCAGATAGTACTGTAATCACATATACCTATTTAGTAGATGCTGCTGTCATCAAAGACGCTGTTGGTAAATACCATGTAGACCACCTACTGACACAGGGTGGTATACACTACTACAAGTGGACAGGCAGTGGTACAGTATATGCAGCTGAGGAGTCTCAGTTTTTTGTCAAGATCTCTCAATTCTAGGAGTCATGATGCTTAGTTCCCTTTTGTTTTTGGTATTGTCTGCTCCACCTTCCATTAAGGTAGAGAAGGCTCAGACTGTGGTTATCCATAATGGAGTAACCATTGTTCTACTCGCTGATGGATCCATCAAACTCAATGGTCCTACCATTGACCTTAGTCTTCCCGCTGATGAAAACGCAGAGGTTGTACCTGTTGTACCACCTAATGTGGTTCCAGAAGTAGTATCTCCTTTTCAGAAATTCTACGATGCGGATAAGACTCCGTTGGTTCAGAAGAAACTGGCACTAACCAGTCTGAGTCAGATCTGGGAAATTGCATTGAAAGATCTCCCTGAAGCTAAGACTACAGGTGCATTCCATGACAATCTCAAGACTATGGGTAAGCCATTAGGTAATACCCTGATTGACTTGAGGAAAGAGATCAGCAAAGATTTTGTCAAGATTGTATCTGATGATGTTCCTATGACTCCTGAATTACAGTCACAACTTAAAGCTGCAATTCAATCTGTACTTGTTAATTTGAAAGGTGTAAAATGAGTGCTATTCACGATGTTGAATTTGATATGGCAGAACTGTGCGGATGGCATAACGATCCGGAAGCTGTCCAATCTGTAGCTGCTCTCCAACCTTTTCCTAGCTTTGGGAATACTCCAGCGAATGAAATATCCACCCTACCAAAACAAGCCTTCCTGTGGAACGCTGCTAAAAAGGTGCTGGGTACATTGCTGCCTTGGAGGAATCAGGGTTCTATTGGTAGCTGCGTTGCTCATGGAACGAACAGGGCTATTCTGTATTCGTTGCTATGCGAGATTGCTTCAGGTAGTCCTGAAAAGTATGCAGCTATTGCAGAGGAAGTAACTTATGGTGGGTCTCGGGTTGAGATTGGTCGAAAGCGTATTCGTGGTGACGGTTCTGTGGGAGCTTGGGCAGCAGAGTTCGTTCGACAGTATGGAGTTGTTGCAAGAGGTAAGTACGGAAAGTATGACCTCTCTGTATATTCTGAGAGTACTTGCCGTAGCTTCGGCGACAATGGTGTGCCTACAGAGTTGGAGAATGTTGCGAAAACCCATCCTGTAAAAACGATTACCAAGATTAGCACTTGGGAAGAAGCAAAGAAAGCTCTTGCCCAAGGCTATGGTATCTCTGTTTGTTCCAATCAGGGATTCAGTAAGGTCCGTAACCAGAATGGTGTAGCTGCTCCTCAGGGTAGCTGGGCTCATTGTATGTGTCTTGCTGGCTACATTACGCTGGATGATGGCACAGAGTATGGTAGAATCGACAACAGCTGGGGTCCTAATTACTGCAGCGGTCCTGTAGGTTGGGGTGAACCCGGTCCTGAAGGATTCTGGGCTCAGTCCAAGATCATTCACAAGATGCTACAATATGGCGATAGCTGGGCATTTTCCACTGTGGAAGGTTTCCCTCTTCGTTTAGACTGGGTAATTTAAGGAGACGACCATGATTGAGTATCCTAAGACAATGCCTGTTGATGCTTTGATGGTTATGTTGGACAAGGTTCGTGGTAACCCTGTTAGCATGGCAGAAGTGGTCCAAGGAGCTTGGAACATCTCTGGGTATGGCCTAGGGTTGGCTTTGCCATTACCTAGCGTTATAGGGGAAGCTGGAGACCTTTCTGAGGAAGTTGCTCTGGAGAACCTGATCCAGTACTCCAAAGAAGAAGTTACGCCTAACAGTGTAGCAGGTGGAGGTATTCTTCCTGCACTTGCGCTTTCTGTAGTAATTAAGCTAGCAATTCGTCTGCTTTCCGAGTATATTGGATAAGCTAACGGAGCTACGCCATGACAGATATGGGGCCACCTTCAGTGTTTACTTCACTTGCCAAAGACTTTGGTTTGTTTATAGCACTGATAGTGGCCCTAATCTGGTTTGGTAGGGAAGCAATTAAATGGTTTGCTACCCATGTAGGTGTACCTGTAGTCGCAAAGCACTTGAAGTTTGTCGATGATCTCAGTGCTTCTTTAAATAGTCTTGATAAAACTATGACTAAGGTTGTTGAGACTCAGGAACGATTAACTGAGTCACAAGACGCAATTCTTCATAAGCTGGATGAGATGGATTCCCGGCCCAGTAGGGTCAGAAAGCCTATAGATGCGCCAGCCCTCAACCCGTAAGACTCTGAAGCTCGTAGGAGCTTACGGTAGGAAAGCAAAGCGTAGACCTATTAAACGAGATCATAGAAAGAAATAATATGCCTGACTTTACCAGAGAAGAATGGATTCGTTTCCCTGAAACGATTGGCAGTACATCTCCATCCAATACTGGATTCAGTATGGATGGGGGTAAAGCCTCCATGGAATTCATGGTGGGTTCAGAGCAGGCTTGGAAAGTATTAGAGCAACTGATTGGGAACTGTTCTGAATTACCACCTGCATTACCACCAGCAGCAATATTGGCTAAAGCAGGATTACAGCGTAAACTTCCGCTGGCTCATCCCCAGTTCCCATGGTTCTTTGCTACAGCGATTGAATCCTACAAAGGTCATAAGTATAAGAAGACGGTTGACTACATTTATGAAGTAACAGAAGATCCTAATGCACGATTGTTAGCACCTGCCTATCCTGTGTTTGCAGACTACAGTGAGTACAAAATTAGCGTAGGGTTTGAGCCTAGACCTTACAAAATTCTTCCTGACGAATACATGGAATATAATAAAATAAGTCTCACTTATTATCCTCCCAAGCCAAATAATACTGCAATTGAATTTACAGACATATGGCCAGAATGGGAACGATTTTGTTATGTGACCTCTGCTCCAAGAGCAGAATACTTGTCAGGTAATCTTGGACAATATGCTTACTACATTCCGTCTATGGCAGAAAAAGATCCTCCTCTTGATGTTTACCAAATGACTAATGCAGGGCAAGTTAAAATACTAATTCCTTCTAAAGTAGTAGTAGCAAAATGGTTTCAAGTACCTTATAGCTATGTCACAGGAATCAACAGTCCTGAAAATAAAACTGTGTTTGATTTAGCTATAGGAAGTGTCAATCAGCTCCCTATATTTGGTGGTGAATGGGATACAGGGTATCCTGCTGGTTCATTGCTACTTGAAGCTGTCAATGTAACAAAAATATATCCTAAACCTTTTCCTGAGTTAAAGGATATTCCGGGAGGAATACCTCCAATTACATATAAAGGGTATACCGCTGAGTTACTGTGTGACATTGATTTTGTGTTTATACATAGGAATCCCAAGACAGATGAGATTTATCCTGATCCATCGGAAGGTGGTAATGAAATTTATGCAGGACATAACCTGCTTCCTTACTTGCAAGGAAACACTTGGTACGCTGGTATCATTAGGGGAGCAACAAAAGGAGATGAACTTCCAGAGGATATACAGCCAATGCTTTATCCGTCTTTCCCAATGGAGTTACTGTTCTGTAATCCCCAATGGGTATTCGAGACTGCTCCTGATTTGTAAGTTATCTTGGAAAAGCTAAGTCACTTCCCCTACTAGGATTTAGGGGGAAGGCTCCTGAATGTGGAGGACTTTTCTCATAGATTTTTTCACCTGTCTTAAATTGTTCCAGTGCTTTTATAAAAGCATTATAAGTCCCTGTCTCGATATCTTCCCTATTATTTTTTCGGGTAAGATCTTGAAGCCTACTACCTTCAAATGCTCTACGAACAGCTTCCCTACCTACTTCAGCGACTCCACCATAAGCAGAATCCGTAACTCTAGCTAACCCTACTGTGCTAGGTGGTTTTGTTTTATCTACAATACTTTTAATAAAGGAACTAAGAAATTCTTTATTCTTTTCAATACCTCCTTCTTTACCTGCTACTGTAAGTAATTTTTCAAAAAGTCTTTGTGCTTTTAGTGCATCTCTTTCAGATTTTGTATAAGCACCTACAGTACCTCCTGTTATAGCTTGTTTAGCTACACGCTGTGCGGAATCTAAAAAATTAAAATCAGCATTTAAAAATTTATTTTCTTTATTGTAGTCTGTTAAACTTTTTACTAAATTTTCAGGCTTAAGTTCATCTCCAAACAAGTTACCACTTTTATCTACTGCTTTAAGAGTGTCTCCTAAAAACTTTTCCAACATCAAAGTGATAAGAGGAATGTTCCTTTCAAAGGCTTCTGCCATTGCCTGAAGTCCGCTAAGGATCCTAGGCATTGCTCCCTGTAGAATAGGGTGCAAATGATCCGCAAAAGACCGAAGCATTCTAGTCAGTTCAACCATAACTGGTCTAAGTGCAGTACCTATTACGGCAAATGTATCCCTCATAGTCTGTTGAAACGCAGACATAGCCGCTGGGTCAACCATATCAACAAACTTTCCAATCATATTGGCAGCATCCATAATGCCTACCATAGGATTGGAGAAGACACTGCTGATTGTTTTCAGCATATCCCCCATAAGGTTGTTAAGATTGGCTTCAAACTCAGCATTGATACGGTTCATGTTGAAGGATGCACCATATCCTCCAAGCATAGAGAAGCGTTTTAACTGATTAGCTAAGTCCCTAAGGGGAGTAAGAGCAGTGTTTACTGCTTCAGCAAAAGGATCCAGAGAATCAACCAGCGCATTACCCAACTCCACTACAGGTTCAAATGCTTTAAGGAGCTTAGGCATCAATTTTACTATTGCTGCTGCTGCAATACCTGCTCCACCAGTAAATGCAAATCCTAACCCAGCAGCAGTGCCTAGTTTTTTCCAGTCAAACCCACCAGTTCCATTAGTAACTTTAGGAGTAAAAGGAGGCTGTATTCCAAACGATGGAGTTATAGGATTATTTCGTTCTTTATCAGCATTGCGAAGGTAATCCCTACTGTAAGGCGAAGGTACTGCCATAACCTTTTTAGGATCTTTTACAGAAGCCCCTGACCATTCTCCTGTAGGTGTTACAGTTACATAATTCTTATCATCTTTAGGTCTATTTAAATTTTTTAAATAATCCCTATTATAGGGAGACGGTATTGCCATAGCCTTTTTAGAGGCTTCCATAGATTTTTTAAAATTATCTAAAAACGATCCTGCTACTTTATCGGCTTTTACACCATAGTCTGTTTGTTGAATAACAAGACTAGATAGTCTACGGTCCCTTGCTTCTTTTGCTTGTTTTTCTCTGACTATTTTTTCTTTTTCTTGTTTTTCTTTTGCATTTTTTAATCCCAATTGAAATTGATCTAAAAATGATTCAGCTACTTTGTCTGTTTTTACACCATAATCAAGATACTTTAATTTGAAATTTTTTCTTCTTGTTTTTATTTCTTTAGCAGCTTCTTTTAAGTTTGCTTCTATCTCTACAGATATCTGTTTTTGTGCATCTCGAATATTTTTTTCAGAAAGTTTTAAATTAGATTCAAGTTCTATTCTAAACTCTTTATCCTTTCGGCTTTCTTTTTTTCCGCCTCTTCCTCCCTTAGCAGTAACACTAATGTTAGACAATAGCTTATCCAAGTTCGTAGTAAACTTGGTTGTAAACTGGGTGAGGACAGTATCAAAACGACTGACAAATGCACTTAGTTCATTACTCAGCGTTACCGTAAACGCTTTACCAATGTCTAAAGCTTTAATAGTTGTTTCTACAGAGGATAAAGCTGTATGAAGTTTATCCAATGCAGCTGTAAGAGGAGCAAGAGCGTCGGCTCCTCCTACAGGTGCGCTTGGTGTCATGCTAGTGGCATTAACTTCAACATTAGTTCCGCTTGACATGGTTAATTATTTCCCACTGTTTAAGAGCCTGTTGAGGAGTTTGCCCTGATTGAATACACGAAGCAATGAATTGGTTTCTTTCTCTGATCTTATTTCTTACAGTTCTATAAATAGGAGCAGGTGCAGGTATAGGTTTTGGGTTACCCTTACTGTCTCGTTCCCTTAAATAGATACTATAGATTTGATAATCAGTAAGTTCCGCAATTTCATGGAATCGTAGATTAAGTGGCTCATCCGTCAGGACCGCATATACAGCAGCGGGATTAGGCATTTCCGCTGGATCAGCAGCTACTCGGATTCCTTTTGGGTGGTCTCCGTCTCCACCCTGTTCAGGTTTGGGAAGCTGCTCTCCATAACCAACCTAATCAGAGTACCCACTTCTAGGGGGTATTCCATGATCATACTTTCGGCTTTCTGAAGTGGGATATTCCCACAGATGTGAAGGATATGAGATAACCCTTCAACAGTCGGAAGCCAGTTCTGACACATACGATTACTAAACGCATAGTGACCTGCCACAATGCGATCAGAATACGCTCCGTATGCAACAGCGTACTCTTCATCAGACATTTCCGCTTTGTCTTCTTTAAGCAGGTTTCTTGCTTTTGTAGCAAGAGCTTGTTCCAACGCTGCTTTAACACGCTGATCAATATAACGAAGTTTTACCTTCTGTCCACCAATCTCAGCTTCAATAGGACTACCTGCATTCCCAAGATTGGGTCCCACATTTGGAGATGCCATGATTCACCTATGATTAAAATTCTTCTGGTGGATCCGGTTCTTCAGGAAGTTCTTCAGAAATTTCCATTCCACCATCTATATTATACGGGAACTCAGAAGCATCCGCAGTTAAAGGTGTATATCCTAAACCAACAGGATCTTTTTCAATATACATCTCGTCATCAAAGGGATCAGGAGTCATTGAAGAGTATTGAATTTTTCCTGTGATAGTCATCTGCCAAGCGTTTCTGACATTAGCACCTATGTCCAAATCAGTAACAAGAAATGGAAACGAGTACCATTTTGTACCAATATCGCTTGTTGTAGTTTTAACCCATTGTTGTTCAATCAATAAGTTATAGTAACCGTTAACTCTTATACCTGTTAAAAATTCTAGGGGTACATACCCATTAAGAGTTACTGTACCATCCACCATACCTAAAGCGGATTGAGAAGCTGTACTAAATACATTACTACGATCAATAGGTTGTCCACTTACTTTAATACTCCATTCAAAGTAAGTTTGACCACCAGCCTCACCTCCATATACAGGAGGTGGGTCAAGACTAACCTCATCTCCGGGATATGGAGGAATAGGTCGCTGAGTCAAACTCAGACGACAACGATTACCTGTAGCTAACGCTCCAGCCATTAGAGACTTGTTCCTATAATTGCAAGCTCAATGTAAGTGGTCAGCGTAGAAGACAAGTTGGTAATGGTAAGAGTCTTGTGGGTAGCATCTACCACAGTCAACCCACCATCATCCAATGTAATGCCTCCACCAGCTTTAACAGTCAGTACAGGTGCAGTTCCAGTATAGAACCACACCAGACCGTTGGAAGCTCCGGGAGCCATTGTAATGCTAGCCGCTGAAGTAGACAAGAACAGTTTCTGTACACCAGTAAACACTAATGATTCATTGAGCAGGTTGGTTACTGCTCGTAGGTCAATAGTCAATGTACCAGAAATTGCTAGCGTGCCTTTGTATACATAGATCTCATTAAGAGATGCTATGGATATTGGGGTAGACTTCAGAACTTTGTCAGGACCCTGTTGAGTCTTGACAAAGCCTGAGGTTGAAGATTGCTGAGTCCAGCTAATCTGGGATTGTACACTAGCTTTAGAAAGAGACATTAGGGAGCCTCTGGTTCAGGTTCAGGTGGTGTAGGAGGTACTGGAGCAGGGGGAACTGGATCAGGAGGTACGGGTACAGGTTTAATAGGCTTAAAATCAGGAGGAGGTGCAATTGGTTTCAGCTTGGACTGAGGAGGACTCCAAGGCTTTACCACAGCATCTCTTCGCTTTTTAACTCTTTGAGCGTAGGTTAAGTTCTCTTCCCCATCCGCAGCACTTACATTAGCAGCAGCAGCAGGAAGCGGAGGAGGACCAGCGTTAGAAGCTGTGATAGTGTATTCCAACACTCCACGAACATTTAGACTATAATTAACGCTATTGATACGAGCATAGTACGCCCAAGAAACTGTACCTAGATCAGGGTTACCTACCATAGGATACACAGTAAATACTACTCGTTCCCCAATCAAAGGAAGAGGAATTACAGATTCTCCTCCCGGTACATCTTCTTCACAAGAAGGATACCCTCTGGCTTCAATATTTAGTTTATTATATCCCGGTGCAACTTCTTGAGATGCAACAGAACCTTCTCCTTCTTCAAAATAAGCACCGTCTCCAAATTCATTAAAAGGTCCAAACAGAGTAGGATACCTAGAAGTGAAGTTAGTACCATCAATTGCATCTGTAGAGTGCGTGACAGTCCACTCTGTCATAGGAAGTTCAATTGTGGATGCACCATAAGTATAAGTAATTGCACCCTGTCTTCCCGAAAACGATTGCGAGTAGGCCATTATTGAAGCTCCTTACAGATTAGTGTAACAAGAAGAAGTACCGCTGGCTTCATATTGCCAAAAACCTTTGACATTTACAGTCTGTTTCATACTTGTGATTAACACTTGATCATTATGTACAACTCTAGGTACACCTTGAATTATATAACCTAATTCTACTCTGGCGTATATACCTGAAAAAGTGGGAGAAAATCCAAGATTAAATAATTCTTCTGTTACAGGTCCACTAAAAGTAAAATCAGATTTATAAATACTTGCTACCGTATCTTCCCATGTACCTAATACTGTCATAGCGTTAGTATTGGTGACATCTACGGCATCCATTGCAGGAGTAGCAGTCCAGTCAGTTACATCAAACTGCAATACACTGGCTCCAAAATCAATTGTAGCGTAGCCATACTTTCCTGATACTACTGCCATTGTGCAAACTCCTTAAGGTAGAGTAGGGTAACCCGGTCGGGCTTCATCAGTCTTGTAACGGACATTGAATGTACTGGTCTGGTAGTTAGTCGCAGGTCCATCTGAAGGAAAGTAGATAGGTAATCCCGGAGTAACATCCACATCCCACACTTCTGGAACATTGGGTAAAAACAATTGAACCAGCGTGTTCCTTAAAGTCTCTCTAAGATCCAGAGAGGTAGTAAGTCCTGTGGTGTACTGCCGGTTGCCTGTTTCTACTAAAGCAACCCCTACACTGTAAGAATAACATATTCTTCCGAAGTATTCCATAGCAATTGCTTCAGGTTCCATTGGAGCAATAATAATGGAAGGAAGATCATCCCCTTCAAGAAACGCTAACTGCTTACGAATAACAGTAGAGGGTAAAGTACCTACGCCATCTATGCGAGCTTTTACCCCTGTGAGTATTGCGTCGTAGATGCCAGCCATTATAGCGTTCCTCCAGCATCTATGATTGCAGTAATAATCCAGCGAGATTGAAAAGTAGCCTCTTCAATAGCTAGTATGCGAAAACTACGATTAAATATATCGCCCAGATTCATTGGTCCAGATACAATCACAAGTCTTCCATTTACTTGAGGAGGAACACTTATGGAGTTGGACCACATACAAAACTTGGTAGATACAGAGCGTACATTAGTATCAGATATTTCCGCTGAAACATTGGCAGCAGGATAGACTTTGACATTATCCACAGTGTACACAGTTCCATTAGGGTCTGTGTAAGTCACTGTGGACAGGTTATCAAACAGAATACTGTCTTCTGTAAGATCTAACATTATTAGTTAGGCACCCATTTGATACTAGGAGTAAACCTTAAGCGTATGTTGAACTTCTGTTCAACCGTTGATTTGATGTCGTTAAGGGCATCAATAGGTCCAAGACGACCTTTCTCTTGAAGCTTATCTGCATAGGAAGTAGAGCGAGCCTTCTTCCCTTTTTTCAAGCCCATAGAGCGGTTGCCCTGATGCTTGTACCCAATAAAGACTTTATCTTTACCAGATACTTTAAAGCCTACGCTACTTCGGAGATTCCCTGTTTCGGATTTAGGATACTCTCCCGGAAGCGAGTGGTTTTTCTTTTTCCCATTACAGGGTCTGCTTAACTGAGCCCTAAGGTGTACAGAGGCTTCTCTACCTAACTGGGTAAGTATAGGGCGTAGATTAACAGGTTCGGTAGGAGAAGTACCTCCTACCAAACTACTGAGGAATACAGCAGCACTGCTACCTATAGACACTAAACTTGTACCTCTCGGTAAACCAGATGACCACCAACCGCTACCGCTGCTCCAAGATTCAAAACCAGTGCTTGACCTACACCAGTTTCCATTACTCCATGTTCTGCCATGTAAGTACCGGCTCCCATTACACCCTGTCCAGATCCAGCAACAACCATCGGCATAGGACCGCTGATTGAAGTCGAAGCTCCAGACTTCCAAGTAACAGTAACCGTACCAGCAGCAGCTGTGCTATACCCTACAACACGAATCTTCTTTCCAGCTACAGCAGCTACTACTGTGTTATCGCCAGAAGCACTTGCATTGATTACTGCATACTTTACAGACATTAGAGGCTCCCTACCCTAGTGATTCGTTGAAAAGGACCCTGTAGTTTTTGACGCAGCGCAATAAGTTCAGTCATAGTACGAGTCAAACTTAACAAGTAGTCCGCATGATCTACTCGTTGACCGTCTACTTCATAATTTGGTTTTGGATTAGCACTAATCTCCGCAATCTTTGCGGCAAGAGTAGTCATTGATCCATCTATCAAATCAGCTTGACTTGCCATAATGCTGAACCTCCAAGATAGTAAACTCGGAAGAATCCCTAGTCATAGACAAATTCAAGTCTGACTTATATCGTTCTACAGCTTCCCTAGGACTGTACGCATTATACTGCCTTCTAGGTAGCTCTTTCAATTGAATCATGTACAATTTTTGACTATCGTAATCTTTCCATTCTTTGGTTTCATAACTTTGTTTGTACTTAGCCATCATTCTCTCCTTATGAAAAAAGCCCCACCCACCTGTTTGATGGATGGGGCTAATTGAAACCTAGTCTGCTAGGATTAGGCCGAACACTTCATCGTGTGCCATGGTGACCACACAGAAGCGATACCCCTCTCATGAGCAAAGTAGGTGCTGACAATCCCACGATCCAGCATATTGTAGGATTGAGCAGCAGCTTGCTGTACTTGCAGAGGAAAGTTCTGCATATACTTGAAGCTCTTGCCCCTCTCCATCATGAACCAAGTGGAGGTAGCAATGTCATAGCTACCCAGCAGAGCATAGAGCTGTTGCTCAAGCAGCGGGCTAGTGACAACATCAAACATTCCCGAGTAGGGATTGCTGTTGGTGTCAGACACATTCAGCGGATTGCTGGTCGTCTGAGGAGTGGTAGCTCCTGCACCAGTACGCCGCTGAGTCATGGTCGCATTCAGGATGAGGTTAGCGGTAGCCAACTTACCCGGAGAGACCAGAACCACATTGGGGTTGATCAAGATACGCTTGGCGGTATCAGGATCAGTGAAGCGGCTGAACTTCAACCAAGCTGCTTGGATGTTGGTCCAGTCTTGGAGGTCGTTGCCGGTAAGGGCATTGTCATAGCCAAGGGTGTTGGCGTAGGTGTTGTAAGCAGTTCCCTTCCAGTTGAAGGAATTGTTTGCACCAATGATGGTGTCAATGATTTCGAGTTCCTTGCGATAAGCAAGTTGCTCACCCAAAGCAGCAGCATTCCGAAGAATGTCACCAGTGAGGTCAAAGAAGACTGCTTCTTTGAGGATGTCAATCGCCAGAGCGTTTTCACGGGTCTCTGGAGTTTGAATCCAACGCTCACCGAACTGGGTCCTAGGATGAGGTTCACCCGGAGCCCTACGCTGCGACACATCACCAATGGGGTTGATGCCGATAACCTTCTGACCGTTGAGCTTGGTAGCTTCAGCAGGCATGAGCTTATCGCCGATGAAAGCAGGATTCTGGAAAGCTTCCAAAATCTTGACTTCAATCAGACCACCAGTGAGGATGGTGTAAGCATTGATGTTGAGGAACGCTGAAGGATCAATACCGAATCCGGTATTTTCCAACAGAGCCCGACGATCACCGGGTTCTACTTGTTCGACCAGCGAACGAGCAAGAGTCATCTTGGAAAACAATTCGCCTTGAGCAGGATCAAAGATTGTTTTCCAAGAACGACCGCAGATACCTTCTGCAAGTTCTTGAAGAGAAAAATCTTCAGGACGAACTTGTTGTTCCTTAAGGGTGCGGTTGCCAGCACGGTCTTTGTAGTCGTTACCATTTGCATCACAAAGTCCGAGCATATGTCGGATTTCGTTTACAAACTTGATACGACCGTTACCACCTTCATTAAGGCGGGTCTCGTACAGATCCCTAACTTTGAACATATTCAACATTGTATAAACTCCTTAAGGGTATGGGTTAGTTCCTGTCGGCAAAGACAAAGGGAGAAAACTTCCCTACCAGCCGAACACGGATGCGAGTCACCGCAGTAGTGTAAAGGGAAACAACATACCCGATGATTTGGGCAGTAGTGCTGTTAGAGGCTACAGTGTAGTCACCAGTTGCACCAGTAACGCCACCAACAGTAGCACCAACATTGAAAGTAGCAGAAGCAACATTGGCTTCGTAGATAGCATCCGAAGCAACCGTGATGGTTTGAATCGGAGTGGGGAAGGCAGGGTATCCAAGAGAAGGATCCGAAGCCAGCTTACCACTAAGAGCTACACCAACAAAGTTTGCACCAATGTTGGCTACCGTATCGCTAAGACCCGCAGTACCCAGCGAAATAGGTTCAACCCATTTGTTGGTAGCATCCCAAACAAGAAGGTCACCTACGCTGACAGCAGTAGAAGCCTTGGCAGGAAGCTGAAGCTCCGTAGTGCCGGGAGGAAGAACAAACCGTCCACCATTAAAAATCGTACTCATTGAGATCTCCTAGAAAAGGTTAGTTTTTCAACCAATCAGCCAATCCCTTTTCAGGGATCTTCGACTCTTGTTTTGTGGGTACTGGAATCGAAGTCTTGGGAGTGCTGACAGCTTCAGACAACGCAATGCGAGTAATCTGACGAACAGCAGCTTCTCTTGGAAGCAAAGACAAATCGCTGATCATCTGGGAATCAGCCTTAACTTTTACTTGTTCACACAGTTCTTTAAGCTCACCAATGAGTTTAAGACGAGTGACTGCTACAGATTCTTTCTTTTCTTCAGGATCTGTATCGTTTGGTTTGTCGTCTGCATCAGCGTCTTCAGACTCGGATTTCTTACCGGGTCCCATAGAATCTTTGGAAGGATCGACAGGAGGCTTGGGCTCTCCTTCCATCATGCCATAAGCTTCTTTGATTTTATCCATTTTGTTCTTGTCATCAGAATCCTTGTCGCCAAGAGCTTCTTTGACTTTCTTACAAACTTCGCACATGGAAGCTTCTTGTACAGGGTGGTCACCCTTAACAATGTCCACATGAGTTGAATCTTCTTTGTCAGCCATAGTTGACTCCGATAAAGAGTTACAGGTTGCAGGATCCGCTACAAGATCTACAGAATTTACTTTAGAGATTTTGTAGACTTGTTCAATACCACCTTTGAGCTTCCGTACCAAACCATCCGCTGAATGAGAAAATCCCATTGCATCTGGCATTCGCTCTGCGGCTTCTACTAGGCGTTCTGCCATAGGATGTTTTTCTAGGTATACCAAGTCTCCATAGAGACCTTCACCTTCAACAAAATGCACATTGATAAGTCGTCCCAGTCGGTCATGCACAGAGCGTGGAACTTTATTATCAATCGTATGATCTACATTAACAGGTGCCCCTTCATACAGAGGCACTGCTTCTTTAATGGCTTCTGGTGTATACTCACGACCATTTTTAGAAATAAAGCCAAGCAATTTTACATTACGAATAATGCAAGCTTGCTTATCTACTTGCAATTTGGCTGCACCTAGACTAGCTTCTGAAATATTGATCGTGATAGATTTGGATCGTGTGGCCATAATATTAAGTTACACTCCTTTGTTATTTGTTGTCAAGTTACCTTTTCCTTTTTTTGTTTTTTTTGTATTTGCAATAGGTAGCTCTACATCCCCATCTTCAGCATTAAGATTAGGGATTTGCTTTTGAGGCAAGTTGATATCATTATCTGCATTTTTCTCTGGGTTGTACGCTTGTTCTGGAGGAGGAGCAGATTGACTATGCTCTTCCGCCATGTAATCCTGCTCTTGAGAATAGTTCAAACCAGTCTCAGATGCAATCGTATGTTTGGATTTGATACCCATATCAAAATAAATTTGATTGGCTCTGGCTTCTGCACCCCTATCACGAACTTCCATAGCAGGAGCAGCCACATCAATTTGCACATGGGTCTCCCACTCTACTGGAATCTTTCCAGCTAACGCTGCAATATCCAAGACCTTATGTAGGATCTTTTTGAATACTCGTTTGTAATCCCTTTGCAAACGCAGGCAAGTGCGTAGGAAGGGAGATTCTGCTGTAAGTGAGGAAGCGTATGACATGGAGTCTGATCGTGCGCTTACAGCCCATTCTGGGGCACTCCAACGCATACCCGCTGCACGAAGCACAGCTTGCAATACTTGAAGGTGAGGTTCTACATTGGTAGCACCCGGAGGTGGTACATACTTGGTTCCTCCCGGAATATCCAAGAAAGATCCCGGTTGAAACTGTTGGTAACCCTGAAAAGATTGTGGAGACATACCCGGATAAGGGAATGGGGGAACAGGAGTAGATCCAATTTGACTATCCAAGAAATCGTCTACCTGTTGCATAGACGCTGTTTGATGCTCTCGTACCGCAGCAATCGCTGACTGAACAGCTGCACCTTCACCAATGTTGCGAGTTAGCTTTGCAGCCAGCGTAAAAGATTCCAGCGTATTAAAACTAAAATCAGGTACACCCCTTTTCATTGCGCCTGTGCAGTTAATTTTGTAATGCACAATGTCTTCGGGTTTGACAGCTTCATCAGTTAATCCCTGATAAGCTTCCGCACCAAAGTAGCGAACATTGTATTCCAGAATATTCTGGGTGTCTAATGGATCTGTTTTAATTCCAAAGATATAGTCTTCTTCCAGCGTTCCTCCCGGTTGAGTTACACATTCTGGTTCAACAAATCGAACTTCAATATCCCCATCAGCTTGGGGATACATACGCAAAAACATTTCCCCATCAATACGGGTACGCTGAAAGATTTCTTCCTGAAGAGCTTCAAAGTTATTCTCTTCCATCCAATGGGTAAGAAGTTTCTGGCATTTTTGAGCAAGTCTATTTTTGGTGTCAGACTTACAACTTACATTGAATCCGGTAGAAATGACATAGCTTGTGAGGGTAGTAATAAACCCTGAGGCATTGGACACAGTACGGTAGCAGTATCTACTAGCATTACGCATCAAAGCCAAGTCTTGTTCATTCCGTACAAACGGATAATCTGCACCATATGCACGATCTCTGGGATTGTTGTTAGCCCAGATACCTACGCCAAGATAACCAGAGTTTGCCCTGTTCAATACATCCGCAATGTATTGTTGAGGCATATACAGGTCACCCCAAGACTCCTTAAGAGTTTTGGGTTTGACGGATTGTGTGTTAATGTTGAATGCGTCAAACTGACCCATGATTAACTCCGGATTCCTTGTATAGATGGCTTTAACTTATTATTGCATACGAAGATGAGTGAACGCAATGCTAGTTCCAAACTGTCAGGACCATCATCATGTTGGCTGGAAGGAAACATTTTGAGTTGGTCTACCAGCAATTTGGATCCAGAAGATTTTGTAAATTGAAACATCTTCTGTTCAAGATATGGACCTAATCTACGAATGCGAACTTCTTTCTTTAGCGTGTTCTGTACACCCTGTGCAGGTACTCTAAGTCCAGCCTTCTGAGCTTTTCTTGTAAGGTTTTCCAGAATCAGGGACTGAAACATATTGCTTTCACAGGTTACAAGATCTGGTCTGTACTGACGAACCATGTCAATAACTTGGTCAATCATAGTCTCTGTAGACATACGAGCCATATACACATGACCTAGAAGTTTTTTACTTTTGGTTCTAGCCAAAACAGTTATCGCTGAGTAATCCCCATGTTTGCTGTCTGCACCTTTGGAAGGGTCAATTGCTAACACACAGGCTTCCAGTTCATCTTTCTTAGGCCAGTCTCCTTCTAGCCATATGTGGTCAGCAAACAAGTCTGGTGCCCATTCCTGAGCCCCTTCAGATGAAGGGTTACATTGATAAAGAGATTCCCATTCTCTGGAGCCTACAGAACTTTTGGTAGTAAGCATATCTGCCAAACTGTATTTGTTTGGCCAAATAGGTTCTCCGTGTTTTCTTGGATCCTGAGGGTTTAACATTCCTTCCGCAATAGCAGGAAAGCTAATGTATTCAAATTGGTCAGCATCCGATTCTTCTTTCATCTTGGTGAGAATGTCACCAATCAGATCGTCTGGATGCCAACGGGTTTGTACGACAATGATACGGACATCTTTTTCTGCTCTGGTACGGAAGGTGGACTTGTACCATTGCTTGACTGTATTGCGAATGGTAGGGGAGTCTGCATCTTCACGGTTACGGAAGGGGTCGTCTACGATCAACCAGTGACCACCCATACCCGTAATCGCACCACCTACACCCGCTGAACGATAGAATCCTTTGTGTCCTACAATTTCAAACAGGTCAGAAGTTCTTGTATAGTTTTCGGATACTGCACCTCTACCCCCTGAAGTCTCACTAATCGTAGTTTCAGGAAAAAGTCTCTTGTATTCTGCGCTGACTAATACCCTTTGCACATCCCTGTTGATACGACTGGATAGGTCAGCACCATAGGAACAAGCAATGATCTGAGTGTTTGGATTCTTACCAAAGAGAAATGCAGGAAGTCTTCTGGAAATAAGTTCTGATTTACCCATTCGTGGAGGAATTGCTAATGCAAGTTTTCTCAAAGCATTAGGATGATCTGAAGGTAACAACATCCTGTCTATCTGATCGCTGATCAATTGATGATGCCAGTTAATTTCATACTCTGGCATTGTGTATGTAGAGAAATTGATCAGGTGTTCCCTAGCCAACTTTCTGTTAGCCAGTTCATCTAGCAGGCTATCATGATCCGTTGTCATTGGAAATCTCATTAGGTTTAATTTCAATCACTTGATTGCGCTGACTGATACGCTTTTCTTTAGCTCTCTGAGCTACAAGCTCTTCCAACTGACTATCATTCATTTTGGAAGGATCTGTAACCATCTCATGAGTATGTTTGATCTCAGATTTCTCAGTGTATCCTTTCGATTTACCTAGAGTTTTGAGAACCATTTGTACAGCCCATCTCTCACCCATCTGGATTGCATCCATCAGGTGTGACTCAGCGAGATCTACTAACGCTGAACGATACCCCTTCTGCATTTCCTGAAACTTGGGTCTGGAAGCAATGAACCTACTCAGTCGGTAAGGAGTAACATTCAAAGCATCAGCAGCTTTAGTTACAGAACCATTCGCTGAACGAAGAGCAACAGACACTTCTCTTGCTGTGAGATACCTGTTAGGAGCAGAGTATTCACTTAAGTCTGTGTTGTCCATTTCTCACCTTACTTATAAGTTCATCCAATTGCTTTACGCTGAGTAATAACAACTTATCTTTATTATACAGCTTGGCAATAGTAGTCTCTTGATCATCTGTAAGTTCCCATGGATACATACCACCGCTGAGTAATGTCTCCACCAAGTCAATGTATTTGGAAGTGACTTCAGGATTTACACTAAGTGACTTTGCAGCATCATAAATACTGGAGATGTATGGTTCTTGTAGCGTAGGAGAATCCTGACAGATGGTTACATTTTCCAAGTCAGTTTGATCGCTGATGTAGAATACATTCTTGTCTGTAGGTCTCCAACTGACCTCAATTCCATTAGATTTTAATTTGTTAAAAATAGAGAATAAAGTAGCTTTTATTCTATTTCTAATGCTTCTTTTTACTTCTTTTGTTAGTTTATCATACTTATATGATGTACATAAATATATAGGTAATTCATCATATTCGCTGTAGTAATCTACCCCTTCTTCTGTAATAAAGCAAGCACTATAGATATCTTTGTCTGGAAAATGCTTTAAGTGCTTATATCCTATATTAAAAAATTCTTTTTCACCTTCTTCCTTAGTTCCACCAATACAACCTAAGAAAGGTACAGGTTCAATATACTTGGGTAGGAGTAATGCAAGTGAAGTAGGATTAGTGTTTGTCATAATACTCTTCCTACATAGGTAAGCTTTATTTACTATACCAGCTTTACAGAAGAGTCGTAGCTTACGCTACTTAGGTTTAAGGATAACCCCCCTTACCCCCCTTAGGTTTCTAAGGAAGGTAACACCAGCTGGAGTACATTAAGGGCTTCTAACCCACTCCCAACAGGGATCACCTGTCTAGTTCCTACGGAACCATAGCTCTTGGCCTTTGTAGGTATAATACCTTTGTGAGGGAGAATCGTCAATAGGAGGTCGGTATGAGAGTTTTCAAAGACGATGATAATGATGAGATCTATTTGGATACCTACACAGATGAGTATGTTCATCTAATGATAGCTGGAGCAGGAGGGTTGAGTGGAGCATTGTTTACTCCAGCAAAAGCTAGGCAGTTTGCAAACCATATACTCAAACTCGCTGACAAGATCCAAGCTAAAAGAGGTAAGAAGTAAAAATGAGCAAAAAGCCTAATCAACAGATCCGTATTCAGTTCTACCGTAACCGTCATGGTGAATACGATAGGACTCAACATAAGTATCTCTATGAGGGTACTTATAGATGGTCTGTAAAAATTGAAGTAATAGAGCATAGATTAGGATATAGCTTTCTAGATCAAAACAATCACACCTTAAGTTTTGCTAGTCTTCAAGAATGTAAAGCATACGCTGATGAAGTAGTTAAAGAAATAAAAGAGTTTCTGGAAAAATAAGCTACTAAATAGGTAGGAGTAAAAGATTTTTGTTGTTGGGTATATGGGGGTCTAATTTTAAAAAAGGTTAGAAAAACTTTTTGGGTCCCTTTTTATATAAGAGTATATAAGAGTATGTATGTGAGAGTAGGATGGTAGGTGTTATGGGTGAATTGCATCGGTATTCAGGGCCACCCCTTCTCCTCCTTAGTGGGTAGAATTTGAACCTTATAGCTATTGTTTTAGTGTACAATTGTACAACCGATTAAAGGCCCGTTTTGGGTCCGTCCTGCCCTTATCGGTTTGGGCGGGTTGGGGGTTGGGTTGGGGGAAGATCGACCGTTTACGGGCCAATTCTGGCATTTTCGGACTTGGCGAAAATAAGTATATCGGGACACTATCGGGAATATGACATAGGATAGCCAAGCTGAAATAATCGTTCAAACAATACTTGTTCAAACAATTATCCGTCGCGTCTTATTTTCGTGTTACAAATAAAATTTTCGTAATATTTTGCAAATGTGACGGTATGCCTATTGCAATGCAGTTCGACTCCCGATAATAGTATTGAATCGGTCCCAATGGTTGGGCCCGAATGATCTTTGACAAGTCGAACCACATTTCCACCCATTCTGGGTAAGATTATGTGGTGTATTAAAGGATAATGATAATGATAATGAACAATAAGAATAAGAATAAGGTTTACAGTCGGATCCGACAAGCTTTATACGGTATAGCCAAAAAACTCCATTTAAAAGGTTATTACAATTGTAAGGAATACGATCTATCGTATTCTAATATTGCAAATGGAGCATTGGCAATATCCTATATTAGGATGAAACGAGAGAATCATCCTTTAATCCCAATTTGGGATAATGAGATGGAACCAATGTTCGTTCCCAATAATGATAAAGAGAACACTTATCGTTTAGGTAAACCAATAGTATTATCCAGAAATGACCTTAAAGGTTTATATCGGGATGTATACTATTTTGTGAAGGATGAAAAATCATCTGGTAAACCCATTATTAAAGAGCACTTGGAAAGTTTGATTTTTAAAGATCAGATTAAAGATCTTATCGGAACATTTGGTGAAAAATTTGCGCCTATTTTAGCAGATCTTTCCGATATGCTAAATAAGGGCACCAAATGGAGTGAAGCTTGCGAT